TCACTGTCATAAACTGCAAGACAAGGGTTACCTGATGCACCGTTGGTAACAAATATAAATTTACCATGTTGGCCGGCCGGCACAGAGGAAACTGTATAATTATTTAGATCTAATTCAGTGGCCCTGGCTTTTACATAACCGGAATCAACTGTGGTTGAAATATCATCTGCTTCAATTGCATTTTTATTAAGTGAGAACCAACCATCACTATCATATAGATTAAAATTATTTGAATCGGTATTATAAGCAATTGAACCAACTCTAAATTCGCTACGTGCTGCAACTGTGGATCTTTGAGCTGTGGTAATATCTGGAACAGAAATTGCACCACCAGCACCAAATGGATCATTAAAGTTTGAAAGCCCTTGATTGGTTACCAATTCTGCTGATACAATACCATCTACAGTTGCAAATTGAACTGTATTACCCTCAATCTTCATTGAGTTTTGTTGGGTTCCATATCCACCAGCACGTGTACCAGTTGCAATATTTGCATAGGTGTTCACAAAGAATCCGTTACCGGAATCAACTGACATATTATTTGCACCAGTGGCAAGCTCTTGTGAGAATACAAATGATGATCCGTTATTACTTATTGTTTGACCACCGAGATGAATTGTTTTACCACTTAACCATAGGTCTTTCCACTGATAATTAGAATCACCAAGGTCATATGTGCTATCAGCGGCAGGTACGATATTACCTGCATGTGCAGTTAAATCTGGAGCATTAACTCTAAAATTAATATATCCAGAATCAATAAGTTGTAATACCTCTGCAGAATCAACTGAATTTTCTTGAATTAATATAAGTGTACCACTAGAATCAAATGCTGTTCCGGTCAGTAATGAAATATAAGAAGAATCAATTTCTTGTTTAATATCTGTTATCAAAGCAACAGTACCAGAATCATCTGGTAGTTTAATTGTTCTATCGGCTGTTGGATTAACTACTCCAAAAAATGTTTGGAATGCATCATCAGGGCTGTCACCCTCGAATAGAATGCCTCGGTCAATGAAACCAATTCCATCAACACCACCACCAGAGCCACCTACCTGAACCTGTAGAGAGGCTACGTCCGAGTAGAGTTCCTGGAAATTGTTATTAATTTTGGTACCACCGGAACGAAGATCATCTCCGGTTCCATCATTACCAGCGGTTCCAATATCTATAATTTCTCTTGCCATTTTTTAACCTATAAAACCATTTAGTCTATTTATAATGAAAATATTATTTTCTAAAGTAGACACGTGAACTAAAGTTATCTAGTGTAGATGAGAACCTAATTGCTGATGCATTGGATGAATCTGCAGCATCATCAAATGACTGATAGAATCCAGCCCATTCGTACATATTATTATAATATTGACTGACCTGTGCAATTGTAAGATTCTGATAATCCTGTATATTTCTGTAAAGGCTATAACGATCCCTGGTTCTAAATAGTGCATTATTACCACCAGGCTTGGACATATACCCAGGTGTGACATATCCACCCGCAACATATGGAATTGCATTTGGATTAATTTGATCACTATCCAGACCATCAAATAGAGGTGCATTTATTGCAGGGGCAATACCAACAGCACCCACGGCCTCACCCTCGGCCTGCGGTGAATATGTTGCCGTTCCATATACATTAATAATGCCTGCACGTGCATCTGCAACTGATTGAGCTGTGCCAATTTCTACATTAAATTTGCCTTCAATAACAACTGCAGCTGCAAGATAAAACCCGGATGGGTGAACAAAATTTCTATAAAGGGTTTCCCAATCACTTAAAGGTATAGCAACTTTAAGTAAGGTTGAAAATACCTGATAAAGTTTACCATTTTGCAATTTATATGCATATTGTGGTCCTATTGGTGATTTACCAATAGTAAATAACTGGTCCTTTGGATAAATTATTTCAACATCTTCACTAAAGAAGGCTCTAAAAAATCCTTCAACTGAATATTCGGAACCTTTTACTCTAAAGAAATTACCAAAATTTCTTATGGCTTCTCTTGGAAATGTAAACCTACCACCAGAAACACCCAAACCTATACCATAAAACATATTGTCTAGATATTCAAGTTTGGTATCCTCAATATCTCTAATTGTTTGAAGCTCTTCAATGACACCACCAAAATTATCTGCAGAATCTAGATGTTCATAATATGCTTCTAAAAATTCTATCAGTGATGGATAATCACTGGAAAAATGTTCCGGTAAAACTTCCTTGACCAAACTTTTTCTAAGATTGGTGTCAAATCTGTTAAACGTTCTTAAGGTTTGTGCAAAGCCTGTATGAGCCATTATGTTACCTGAAGTGAAGTGGTCTGTCTATCAATTCTTGCAGTTGCAGTTGTTTCTGTTCTATCAAGTCTTAAAATATAATTCCGAAGTGGCCTTACTACACTTTGATTTTCCGGTGTGACTGATATTTTTAGGAATTGAAATGCCCCTATGAATCCATCAATTTTAAGACCAATTATATTTATGCTACCATCTGATGGGTTATATTGTCCAATGTTATCCAAAAGTTCATTGCCATCAGTATCAACAATATGTAACCTAGTTGAATTTAAAACATTTTGTATTTTTGCAACAACACCATTGTATGTAAATGCACTTGATTTTACTATCAAATTGATATCATCAGGCGCGGCCAATCTTGTAGGGTAGTATATATTAAATGTTTCTAATGTACCAGGACTTGGTGTAATTCTCATCTGAGTTTTTATTTCCATTTTACTTGAAAGAATTGCCTGGTCAAGAGCATCAATTTCTGTTAAAAGATTACTTCTTCTAAATACGGCATTAAATGTTGCCAGGTTATCTGAAAAATAATTTTGAACAAATGTGTTTATGGTATTCTCTGTTGTGGTTGCCGTAAACCCTGAAAGTGCAGGATCAAAATCAAATTCGGTTGTAACCTCTAAATAAACATCAGTAGGGTCAGTAAATTTGGTATTAATTGAAACCACACCAAGTCTGTCACCAAAATTATTCACAATGCTGTTTTTTACATTTTCTTTAATTGTTGTTGATGTACCTGAAGCAAAATTTAAACTTACATATACTGAACCATAGTCGATTGGAACATTTTGATCTCCAGACCATACATTTGCATCAGTAACATCTGTATAGTTGGAAAGAATTGTACCTTTGTAATCCAAGGATGTAACCAGTCTTTTCTGAGATGCATATGCAATTGGAGCAAGATATCTTACACTCTCAATGGATTGTTTGTTTGCACCAGCAGTTGATTCTGCACTTGTTACAATGTTCACTCCATATGAAACACCATCCACGTTTAATGAAGAATTTGATGTGAAAACATCTGCAGTATTTGCTGTTGGTCCTGCTGAGGATAGGTATGTTACAACCACTTTATTACCGGCATCTGGTTTGGTACCAAATGATAAACCATCACCAAAGTTTAATTCATAAAATCCATTTGGAGCTTCACGTATTGTAAACACTGTTGAGGTTTCATCAATTGTTACAGCTCTGGCTAAAGGAATGTATGTTATATAATTAGATGAACTTGCAGTATCAAAGACTTGTACCGAAGCAGTGGCAGTATCAATTGTTTCATCAGGTATAACAAAGATTTGTCTTTCATCAACCTCACCTGATAAAAATGTTTTTGTTTTTTCAATACCTTCATAGATAGGAATATCTATGGAACCATCTGCAGTTAAAAATTGATAGAACCCTGAGCCATTATCTTTTGCAAAATAATTTTCTAGTGTTCTAAATGTATAGTTTACACCATTAACTGCTGATGTAAATGTCCAACCCTTAGGTAATTGTAATTGTGCAGGCCGAGATGGAACACCAGCAAGACTTGTGTTTATATTAATTATTGCATAAGATGTTGTTCTTGATCTTACTTCATACCCTAATGTTTCAGCATGTGAAACAACAGATGATCTAAGTTGTGCTGTATTTAAAAAAGCTTCATTTAATGCAAAGTTTGCAGTTAAACCATTCACATGACTATTATAAGCAAGGACATCAAGGATATTATTTAATCCATCAGCTTCAAAATCATAGGTATTAAATTGTGATTTTGACTTAAAATAATTTTTAAGCCCAGTTTTAATATTCTGAAAATCAAGGTCAGTTGATTTAATTGTGGTAGCCATTTATCTGAGCCTCGCTATTGTTAAATCTAATGATACTATCTCAGTAGTATTTACAACTTGAAAAGTAATTTGCACATCCAATGCATTATAATTAGAGTCAGGTTTTATTGCCAATGACAGTACTCTGGCTCTAGGTTCATAATTTGTAATCGCATCTTTTATTAGACCTGAGATATATTCTGGATCATATTCGGTATCAAGAGCAAACAAAGCACTATTAAGGTTTGCTCCAAAATTTGGTTGAAAAGGTTTTTCGTGACGACTAGTCATAAGAAGATTTTTTACAGCTTGTTTTACAGCTGCAGCATCTGTTTTCTTAAATATCTCACCGGATGGTCTAGGTTTAAAAGCTAAATCCACATCTACGTGTGATACCGATCTGGATGACACGATGGACGAACTTAGATTACCATCCTCAATTGAAAAAGCCTTGGCCATAAAATCCTCTAACGTTATTAGATGTATTTATAATACTATTTTAATATTTCTACCAGTTCTCCGTTGGTTTGGGTATAATTATTAAACTGTGTTTCAACTTTATTATCATATACAACAGTCCATTGTGGTGTAACCTCCGGCATTGTAATAATGATCTGAGCATGCAAATCACCACTTGGTCCGTACGTATCATATGACAAAATCATTTTCCCAAAATCTGTGTAATCCATAATCCATTCAGCAAGGTCATACGTTTTTTGTAATGGAAGCAAACCATTATTATCTCTTAATTCATAAACAACAGCTTGACCTCTGGTCATAAGATAATTAACACTACCTGGTTCTAAGGTTTCCCCATCCTCGGCCTTATAAAACCCTTCAGCAACAATTAACCTATATTTGTTTCTGACATCCAAATATGATTGGACCTCGTTCATAAACCTTCCTTGCAGATAAAGATTCTTTGCAATTCTAACCCTATCAATATCATCAGTAATATGATTTAATGTAAGTGGTTCACCATAACCACCTAGGAACTTTGCAAGTTTTATACCTCTACCTAATGCAGTCCTCGCTGTTATTTCTCCATCTCTGGCCAGTTGCAATTCAGGATTATACAATTGTTCCGGCGTAAGTGTAACTGTCTTTTTTAAATTTGATGAGAATAAAACTTTTGAAGTTTCATGCTCACCAGGAAAGGCTATACCGGCACCTCTCTTTGGAGTACCACTGGTATTTGCAATTCTACCAATTGTTTTATCTGTGGGTGTTTGGTCCACAAAGGTAGGAGAAAGAACATTCTCTGCAATACAACGGGCAACAAAGGCATCATTCCTAATTGTATTTGGATCACGAAGTTTTGATCTTACATTCTCTGTTGTAAGTCGGACCTTTGATATTCCACCATAATCTGCAGATTTATCAATTTCATTTTTAATGATACTACCAATATCAACATCAACAACCCTTACACCATATTCCGATTTAGTAAGGTAGTCATTAATCCAGGATTGATCAATATCAGCTGGTGCCGGGAATTCAGCACGAATTGTAGTATCCGTTGCTGTATTTGTATTTGTGAAACCAGCCGGTGATCCTAGACTTGGACCAAAGTTTGCGGTATCCGAGTGAATTGCCTCATCAGCTCGACCAGTTAAATCGCCAGTAAATGTTGGAGCAGTAACACCTGCAGTAAATGTTGCAGATGTTCCATAATAGTTTTTACCATAGTGAATTACATTTTCACCACCAATCATACCAGTATTTGATTGTAATACATTATCTTGGGAAGTGATGTTAATGCTATTTGTTGCACTTAATGTAAGATCATCCTCTGCTGTAAACATTGTATCATTACCAGCAAATTGCCTGTTGTTATGACCAATACGTAATGTATAGTCATTATCTACAATAATATTATGATCACTAAGGATAGTGTCAGTGTTCGTGCCCACCACGAACTTTGATTTGTCTCCAGTGATAGAAGTTTCATGGTTCTCCCTTACCTTTTGTTGGTAACTACCGCGTACATCCTCACGTTTGTCTCCATGAACTTTTAAATTATAATTTCCACCAACCTCTACATCCATATCACCCGAGACATGAAGCCGTAGATTACCTTGGTAGAATATGTCACCATCACCTCTCACTAAGACCCTATGGTCATTTCCGGTAATTTGAATTGTATTATATTTTGACGATATAATTACTGTGCCATCTGGTCGCATGTCAATTCCAGCACCAGTACGATGCTTAAATAACATACGTTCACGGCCTGGTGTGTCATCAATTTCTGTGACATGACCAGTAGCTGTTTCCCTTACCTGATTTAAGGGATACTTTGATGGTGGTAAATCTTCAATGTCCAAATTTAATTGTACATCACCACCACCAACATAAACCTCATTGGTTTTCAAACCTCTTGCAGCAAGGTTTGTTGAGGCAATATTATAATATTCCTTTTTAGGATATGTTTGGGTAGGGTCGGCAAAGGCTTCCTCAACCTTCTGGGGGAGTTCTACATCATTAGTATCTTCAGACATTATTTAAATACTCCTTTTATACTGTCAAAAACTTTACCAAGTTTTAATTCACCCTGTTTTAAATCTTGTGCTGCATCCAATACACCTTTTGCAACTCCATCCAAACCATTTACCTTACCAAGTAAATTACCCAACTGTCCGGTACCAAACAACTTATCAGCACCAACTATTAAATCATTTTTCTCTTTTATAAGATTAAGTGCATCTTCCTGTGATTTAACATAATTTTGAGGATTAACAGATGATACTGCTGCAGCCTTTTTATTTTGTTCTCTGGCCACCTGTGCAACATTTGGTATCTTGGTTGAACTTGGTTTTTTGGGTAAAGGGATATTTGCAGGTTGTCTATCAGCCAGGTCAGCTGCAGGTGGTACCTCCTCAACAACTCTTTCTTTTATTGTTGATGCTTTTCTATTTCTTGACTTTACAAATGCCCTGACATCAAATGGTGGATTATTTACCTGATCAGGCTCAACATCTGATAGTCCAAGTATCTCTGCACCAGGAAATGCCTTTATAAATTCATCAATTATAAACCCTAGCCAATGCATTTGATTTGGAGTAGCGGCGGTCGACCAATCATCCTCACCAGCATCAACAAGCACAACAATTGCGCCTGTCCTAGGTTGCGTAAGATCACCACTATCGTATGCAACAGAATTTATGTCTCTGCTAATTGCAATTGCTCCAAATAAATTTACATAGAAATGAGCACCAAAAGCATATTCTTTAGGATTTGCATTTATTGCAGCCTGGCCAAATTTCTTTATACGAGAATTTCTAATTGGCTTCTGTAATTGTTCCATCAAGAATTGTTTTTTATTCTTGAATTTGGTAAATGCAATTATAAGATGGGTAATCTCTCTTTCACAGGATTTTAACTCAGCAGTAAGGTGTGATTCATGCTTTATTAAAGGAAACCTAAATGTGCCACCTTCAAGTCTAGTTTTTGTAAGAATGGTAAAATTTCGTAATCCTTTACCAGCTTCATAAGGCGGTGCTGTTGATTCAACATCAGGGTTTACATTTTCAGTAGTGGATTTTGTAACCACATCTTTTGTATTAGTGGTGCCATTTTCATTTGTGATATTTGGCGTTGGAACTTTTTGGTTCCTTTCATTTATGACTGTCGGGGTCACTGCAGCCTTTACAGCTTTTGTTGGTGATTGATATGTTTCAGTAACATTTTGGGCAATGGCTACAATTTGACCAAGTAAGTTACCAAATGAACTACCTGCCGAGCCAAATTTATTATTAGAACCAAATGGGTTTTTAAGTGATATAGAAATTTTGGCCGAAGTGCTTTTCATATCTTGGGAAACTTTATTTTGAATCCCACCTTGATTTACCTCAACATCAACTGCTTCCTTTATTAGAGACGGAACAGGAGATGATTTATCAAAGCAGTCAGGCAACTCTTTATTTGAAACTTTTGCAACAGTTCTTAATGCCTGAGTACCACCTTTTGGATTTGCTTGAACTACTGTTTCATTTAAAACAATATCTACTTTAGCAGTCTTTCCTGTAACACTTTCAAGTTTTGACTTTGCACTTACAGTTTTTACAACCGTGGCTTTACCTTTCTTGATATTCTTTGTCATTACAGAGATTGCAGGTCCTTCGTTGGCATCACCCTTGGTAGTTGTTGCTGTCAGTGAAAGAAGTCCATCCTCCTCATTACCTACCTTAGCATTAATAACATTCCCTTCAGCTGAAATCCTTTGGGTTACCGTAATTTGTGCTTTGTCAACAAACTCTTTAGAGATAGTGTTACTGCTTGCAAGTGCAGTTTGTACTGCTTGTTTTGGAACAACTGCAGTATTTCTATCACCCTCTGAACCACCACCATAAGCAGCTGCAGCCCTTGCTTGTGCTTGTGTAGGATATTGTTCTCTTATTTTATCACGTACAAACTCTACCGTCCAAAAACCACGTGCGTCATCATAGTAAACTTTATTACCATTTATAATTTGTGCATTTCTAGTTGGGTCACGAAAACTCATGCGAACCTCTCAAAATATTTTCTGGCCTCTTTTTTTCTTTCCTCGGTTGTTTCTACTGTACGTTGAGGTCTTTCATATTTGTCTTGAAAAACCTCCGAGGCTTGTTCCGGTGTCTCGGCCATTCTGAGTTCACCAATACCAAGTAAAGCTTTATATTTAAATAATTCATATTTAATAAATGATAATTGTGCATACAGTGTTCTATAATCCAACCCATTTTTTGCGCTAAAATCCAAAAGCTCTGCATATCTGGTTAAACCACCTTCTCTGTTTGCTGCACGAGGTGCATCATTCCATTGGGCAATACCAAAGGCCTTTGCTCCATCTTTTTCAGTTGCATCAATGTCTGGATCTAGATCTTTTGAGTTTCTTAAATTGACACCATTTTCAACATGTAGATTTCCAAGTATTCCACAAGCCTGTTCTGGTGTAAAAAATCCACCTTCTTCAGAAACAAAATATTCAAAGGCTTTTTCTAAATTTGTGCTACCTTTAAGTTTTAAATCCTTATCTCTTTGCTCTTGAATATTACTTTGGTATGTTTCTGCGGCTTCAATCTTTGGTATTGAGCCAAGGACCAGAGGTATCTGTGAGTTTTTACCGTCAAGAAAAATACCATAAACTTGAGCCATAGGTTTAATGCCAGTATTTGTTCCGATACCTGATGAGCCACCTTCAGTGACTGGTACTGAAACATGAGACCAAGGAAGATCATCTAATGATGCATCAATCGTGTTATCCGGATGGACACCATATATCCTAACTTTAACCCTACCCAGTTGCTCAGGATCATTGATGTCAAGAACTACACCAAGAAACCATCTGTTTTCATCACCATAATATTCCTTATATGAACTAGGAATCATGTATATACTCCATCAGGCCAATCATTGGATTCATAATTTGTTATTTTTGAACATAGTAACCGTGAAAAAATTCTACCGTTTCTAAAACTATGTTTTGCTGCATGCACTAGGTAATCACCAGATTTCTTTGTATCAATCAAAGGTCTTTCATTTTGATCAATGTTTGATTTAAATAGTATTCTAAAGTTATTACCAATACTATATGTATCATTGCCACTTATAAACTCACGGCCGTTCACTGTTATCTCTATGGGGTTTCTTGTCATGAACAATTTTGCTGCTTGCGCTATCACTTTTAACTTATGCTCGGTTGCCGTGTATTCTTCGGAATAAGATTTTATCCTTCTTCCTTGCGATAATGTTGAATGAATATGAAACATATTTTTTGATTCATAATCAGATATTTTAACATCCTCATATTCTGAAAATTCATCAAGTACAGGATGTGGTTGCCTTGGATTTAACTTTGATACATTTCTATATAAGTCTTTATGCACATTAAATTTTATCTTATCATATTTTGCAGTGGTAACATCATAGAAATTATGATTTGCACCAACAACACCATTTGATATTAGATTAATATTGTTTTCAACATTTCGATATTCATATTCAAATATCTGAAAAAGTCTTCCGGTGGCAGAAGATGATCCAACCCCTGGCAAATATGTAAATGGGTATCTATCATTTAATATTTTTTGTTCTAACAGAGTACCAATATCGGTAAAGAAAACATCATTGGACGCAAGTGTTGAATAAAGAAAAAATGGATAGCCTTTACTTGTTGTGGCTCTATTTCTAATCCATGTAAGAGCTTCAATTGGATCAAGGTTGGGTATAATAACCTTCATTGATGCCTGAATATCTTCAAATGCATTTGTAAGGAGGTTCTTATTCAAGTACTCTTTTAAAATTTGTGCTATAATTTCCTGAGGTTGTCCAGAATATGATTTATTTACATTTGTCAATGCACTTTTAAATGTTATATCCTCAATTAAATGAAATTGTATTGCCTCGTTTGTTTCATTTGATTTTTTGGTATTCTCAACATTCGATAATATAAATTTTTTATTAATTGGTGTAGAACCTGAAATATTCCTTGTGATTTCTATGTCCAATATCTCTGTGCCATCAAAATCAAATCTATCATAGATTCCCATTTGATCTGATATTACAATCCTACCAGTTAAATAAGACTTTTCAATGGATTCATATACCTCAAATTCAGAAATAACATTAATAATATCCAAAGGATAATATCCTCTAGAGCTTGTTATCTCGGCCTTTGTTATGGTATAGTCATCAGAGTGCTGATCACCCAATAATTGTGATTGTATTTCTGTCATATGCTCTGCCGTGAAGCCTGGAAGTATGAAGAAACAATTTGATCAATCACAGCAGGCCTAATTATTTTAATTATTTTAAGTTCTTCATTCTGTTTATAATAGTGATCGTAATTTGTCACCTCAACATATTGGCCTGGATTGCCAATTGCAGGGTCAATATCAACCCAGTTACCATCCACATCCTCATAATGATGAGGTGCATTATATTCAAAACCTGTTGCCGCTGCAGTTACAACCTGGGTAATTCCGGTATAACTAGTATTACCTATTGTTTCACCGGTGGCATATGATCCGTTTGCATCAATGGTTATTGTGCCTAGATCCAGATTTCTTTTTAATACAATACCAGATGTAGCAGAATTTGATCCAACTGCTCTTTGTCCAGGGATAAAAATGGATGTTAGCTCATCTCTTGTTTCAACATATTTGTGAGGAAAATCCCTTTTTACTTTTTTATCCAATTCTGTGAATGATAAAGGCCAACCATACTTACGGATGCCATCGTTTAATATGTAAAATGTCCAGTGGTATGATGGTGTTCCATATATGAGTTGGGAAACAACATCAGGTCTATCTGGTTCCTGAATTGTATAGGTTTGATAAAAGGCATTGTTCTGTTTTATCTCATCAATAATATCCACGTATGTTGTAAGATTTTGGAATAACTCGAAGGTTGCATCTGCACCACCGGCCTTTTCAAAATCATCTCCAAATACATAATCAACACGATTGAAATTTCTGAAATATTCCATTATGCATTATTCCTTTCAACATCTTCACGTGTAATGGCTCTGAATTCCTGGAATGATAATGTCATACTTATCTGTACAGGATTGCCATCATCATGAAATGACATACTTGCAGGATTGTATGTTGTCTGCACGTTTCGTAGATAACATAATAAAGGTTGAGGCATTTTCATGTTTCTGCCTCTGTATTTAAATCTAATTTCAAATAAATTGGGAAATTTATAACCAATAGGTATTGATGCTTCATCCCTACCAAATGTTGAAGGATACAATTCTGTTCTAAAGTGTTTTATAATCTTATTAATTTGTTCAGCCTCATCTGGTGACGTAGCAATAAAATCATATTGAAAAACAAATTGTCTTATATTCACACCATTGAATACAGACCTTGAATTAGGATTTACTTTTACCTGAAGGCCTACGGCTGCAGCAGTACTTAGACTTGCAGGGCCTTTTTGTGCGGCCCGAGCCAGGGCTATCTTCGCGGCAGTCCCTGTGTTCACTCCTCTAAATATATCTGTAATACCTCTCAGACCTTCTTGAATTGCAGAATTTAATGCACCTAAAACAGATGAACCATTATTAATTGCACCAAGTGCCGCAGCTCCTGCAGGGCCAAGTTCTGGAGTATCATATGTCACGTCATCATTTACATTTAATGCCTGAGGAAAATATGTTATAACAACAGGAGCTTCCTGAACGTATTTTGTTTTTACCCCAAGTATATCTGTTGTTACGTCAGAATTTTCCTGCGCATTCTTATCCTTGGCTGCCTTGAATGCTGCACCAGCAGCCTGTGCCGCATTTAAATCTCTTTCCATTGCACCAAATCTAGCACGTTCTCTTTCAACGGCACTATTAGGAGTTTCTGCAGTAGTTTGAACTGAATTTTCTGTTAGGTCTTTTACATACTGAAATCCCTTTTCAATTAAAGGACTACGCAATATGGCAATGGCACTGGTTAGGCTCACATCCCAAGGCAATATTGATTTTACCCTAAACGATATTTCAGCACCATAATTTGTTGAAATTGGATATCTAAGTAATTCACCCTGCCTTTGAGAGGCTACAGGGCTTACCTCAATCGGTTCATTAACTTTTTCCACATAGGAGGTTTCAGCCGTAACACCACCGCTACTGGATTTTCCTTCATAGGATCCTGGGGTACCGTCAGCATTTCCTGGTAAACTAGCCATGTTATATCCTTAATAAATAGAAATTAGTAAATCTATTTATATGGTTTTTATGGCATATTCTGGTAAGTATAGGGTTAAGAATTTCACAAAATACAGTGGTGATCCAGATAAAATTGTTTATCGGTCATCCTGGGAAAAAGCATGCTTTCAATGGTGTGATGGAAACCCTAAGGTAAAATCATGGTCATCAGAGGAAACAGTTGTTCCATATAAATGGGATGTTGATAAAAAAATGCATCGTTATTTTGTGGATCTTAAAATTACCTTTACTAATGGTAAAACAATACTTGTTGAAATTAAACCACAAAAGGAAACAGCACCACCCAAAAGACCTGATAAGTCCAAAAGATATATTGGTGAGGCAATGACATATGTCAAAAATATGAATAAGTGGGAGGCGGCCGATGCATATGCAAAAGATAGAGGGTGGGAGTTTCAAGTGTGGACAGAGGAAACATTACATGAAATGAATATTTTAAAAAAACTCAAACCATTAAAACCTCTAAAGCCATTTAAGAAAAAACGTAAGAAATGATATAAATAGCCTTATGTCAAATCTATTTCAAAAATTAGAACTTGAGGCCTTTAGAGCTGGAATCAATCCTAGAACAAAAGAATCCAGAGATTGGTTTCGTAAAAAGGTTCAAGGACTCAGAGGTATGAGTCGTACCGAATTAATGCAACAGGATGAGATTACACTTGCGAATAAATCACAGCCTCTGATAGGCTCAATGAATATGTTTTTCTATGATCCAAAACATAAAGAAACACTACCTGTGTATGATAGATTTCCTCTTGCGATTATTGTAGGTCCGGCTGAAAAAGGATTTTATGGTTTAAATTTACATTACCTTCCTCCTGTCCTAAGGGCAAAGCTTTTGGATTCACTAATGGATATCACAAATAATAAGAAATATGATGAGACAACAAGTTTTCAGGTAAGTTATAAAGTGCTACAGGCTACATCAAATTTAAAATATTACAAACCATGCCTAAAACATTATCTAACTGCTCACGTTAAATCAAGATTGGCAAGAGTTCAAGCTCCTGAATGGGAGATAGCTACATTTCTTCCAACAGCTGATTGGGCCAAACAGACCTCACGTCAAGTATATTCACAATCAAGGCAGGCAATCTAATGTCCATAGATCAATTAAAAAGTATGGTATCTGGTAAACTAGGATTTGCAAGGACAAATCAATTTGCCATTCAACTCCCATCCGAATTTGCCTCAGAAAGTTTAATTAATAGAATTGCTGCTTTTGCTTTGGCTGGCTCTATGGGTGGTGGTGATATTAATATTCTGTGTACAAATGCGACACTACCCGGTAAACAGGTAATAGTTAACGACAGAAGGATTGGTCTTGAATATCAAAAGATTGCATCAGGATATGCCGTTGATGATGTTACGCTTACCTTTTATGTGTTGAATGATTATGGAATAAAAAAGTATTTTGATAACTGGTATTCCACCACAGTCTTTGATGATGCACAATCTGTCCCATATAAAAGTAATTATGCAAGGGATGTGAAAATATTACAACTTCGTAGACCAATCACTACAAAAACCTTTGAGGTTGGTCCTATTAGTATTGGTGCTGATATTGGTGGTGGTACTGCATATGCGGTTCAACTTATTGATGCCTTTCCTATTGCAATTAATGCCGTTGAATTAAGTAATGACCTTGATGGTCTAGTACAATTATCGGTTACTTTGGCATATACAAATTGGAAACAAGCATCCACAGGTTTTCTTGGTGGCCTTATTGCACCAAATTTTGGATTAAATGTAGGAGGTCTTGGCGGGTCTCTTGGTAATATATTATCTTAAGGAGTAAAATATGGCGCTGCCGCGTTTGAATGAATTACCTCAGTATGAATTAATTATACCCTCAACTGGCGAAAATATAAATTATAGACCATTCCTAGTAAAGGAACAAAAAGTTTTAATTTTGGCATTGGAATCACAAGACCAAAAGCAAGTTTTAAATGCAATTCTAAATTGTATTGATGCATGTTGTGAAGGTATTGATTCCAAGAATTTAGCCACATTTGATGTTGAATATATCTTTACACAGATACGAGGTAAATCTGTGGGTGAATCAACAACGGTTAATATTGCCTGCGGTAAGTGTGAAGACAATAATGAAGTGTCAATTGATTTAAATAAAATTGCACTTCAGGAAAATATTGACACAAATAATAAGTTTGTAAAAATTACAGATGATATCACTGTTGAGTTAAAATATCCAACATACAGTGAATTCATGAAAAGATCAAACCTTGAGATAAACTTAAGTGCAAACATTGTATTTCAATTAATGTCTGCATGTCTTGAGGCAGTAATACTAAATGACAATGAAAGGGTATCAATCAAAGATGAATCTGCAGAGGAAGTTGAAAACTTTATTAACTCATTAACAGCAGAACAATTTGCAAAGATGCAAAATTTCGTTGAGAGTATACCTAAAATTCATATGGATATTACGTTTAAATGTGAATCATGCGAACATAATAATATAAAAAGACTGGAGGGTCTAACCGATTTTTTTTCCTAAACCTTTCTCATGAATCACTTGAAAACTTTTATAATACAAACTATCAATTGATTCAGAACTACCAATATTCATTATATGATCTGGATCATATGATACCGTGGGAAAGGGAAATATATCTTGCAATGTTAGTGAATGATATAAAGGAAAGAGAACAACAGGCTAATAGGTAAAAGATATGGCAATTAAAATAACACCAACTAGAACTGGCGCAAATGTTGAGTTAAAGGATATTGCAACTATCCTATCTGAACAGAATCAAGTGCTTGCAATGAGTGCTGAATCACAGACAAGATTAGAAAAATCCTTTTCTTCGTTTATTCAGATGCTTAAGAATCAGGAGGCAGGTGATGCTCAGGATGAAAGGCAGGCTAATGCTCGAGCAAACAATGGTCAAGGGTATGCCTCACGTGCTATAGGTGGTGCGAAAAGAGGCTTAGCAGGTATTACATCTGGCGTTGATAATATGGTGGCTGGCATTATTCCATTTGCTTTAGGTTTAATGAGGAGATTTATTCCGGCATTACTTACCGTTGGTCTTGCAGATCAGGTTGCAAATAGCATTAAAGATAAAATAGGACCTGAACTTGCAAATATGGTTGAATCTTCACTGACAGGTGCTGGCATAGGATTTCTTTTGGGTGGTGCCAAAGGTGGAATTTATGGTGCCATAATAGGGGCTTTATTCAGTGAATCATCACGTAAATTTGTTGTAGGTATGGTAAATAATATTTTCAATACTGATTTTGCTGCTACAGGGCCTGAATCATTTGCCGTTGTTGGTGGTGCTGCTCTTGCAGCAAAGTTTTTAATAGGTTTACTACCTAAACTTTTACCTTTACTTTTATCGCCCACAGGATTTATAGCTGCAGCCGTTTTAGGTGGCCTGGCCGGATATTTTGTCTATCAGAATCTTACACCAGAACAACAGGCCGCTGTGGATAAAATAACAGCACCATATAGATCTTTAATGTCGGACCTTAGTATCACATTATTGGAAAAGGCCGCTGAAGCATCCAATGACATTGTTGATGGAATAAAAGAATATTTAAATTCATCACTTGTTGCAATGGGTCTTACACCAAAGTTTTTAACAAGTGAAAGAAAAGCTAAATTACTCGAAGGCCTTACTGCAGAGGATAAATCTAGATACGATGATCTTGAAAGGCAGGCA